TTTATGAAGGGGCTAGATTGGGCGGAAAGATGACTATGTTGCCTAAACTAGCTGCTACAGGAGGATTGATTCCTGCCGCTGGTGGAGTTGATACAGTACCTGCAATGCTTTCTGGTGGAGAGTTCGTAATGAACGCCGCTGCCACAAGAAATATCGGAGCAGGTAACCTACAAGCTCTTAATTCTGGAGCAGGAGTTGACAATACTGATTTAGTTTCAAAGTTAGATGAGTTAATTTTAGCTACTGAAGCATCTCAATCTACAGGGGAAATTAATATTACCGTTAATGGGTCTAATGGTACAGACACTCAAACTTCAGGACAAGATACTACAGATCAACAGAGACAACTTTCTGAAAGGATTAAAGTTGCTGTTAAGCAGGTAATCGCTGATGAGCAAAGATTAGGAGGACAACTTAGAAGATAATGTTTGGATCAAGATTAAATGACGAAGTAAATATCAACATAGCTGGATCAGAGTTATCTGGTATCAGCTCTGTAGATTTCTCATACTCCAACACCACAAACATTCTTAAACCTTTAGGATCTAAGAAGGGTTTAACTACTGTTGGTGGTGGGACACAGCAGAAAGTTTCTATTAGTAGGCATCTGATTTATGATGATCCTGTTTTGGATTATACAGGCTCCAATAGCATGGTTGGTAATATTCGTTATGATGGAGAATCTTATTCTTTTTCTAGTGGTTATTTAACTAACTATTCTGTTAATTGTGCTGTTGGTTCTGTTCCAAAAGTTAATGCTTCATTTATTATTTTAGATGAGTTGCGATCTACAATTGAAGAAGTTGCTGATGAAGGTTCGGGCATTAGTAATATTTATATTCCATCTCAGGGATCTATCAGTATAACATGCGACAATTCTACAACAAATAGAGTTATTGGTTTTGATTATTCAATTACAGCTAATAGAAAGCCTTATTTTTCTATTGGTCAAGAGAGTGCTGTTGATATAGAATTGATACCCCCATTAGAATACGCAGTTCAGGTTCAAATTGAAGTGGATAGCGCTCAACCTCAAGACGCTTTCAACTTTTTAACTAATAGAGAAAATAGAACATTATCTTTTGATATAGATGGTCGGGGTGGGGATGATATTCAAGCTCTTACTATCCCTAATGCTACATTAGTGAGTGAGTCTTTATCTGCTTCTGATAATGGTTCTGCGGTTTTAAATTTAAATTATATTGGTCATGGCTTCTGATTTATTTTATAATAGAGATTCAAACATTTCTGGGGTAACAATTGAGACTGATTATGCAGATCTCAATCTAACCCCTGTTTATGGTTCGAAGGCATCTTTTAAATCAAAAAACTTTACTTATGAAGTTGATGACTTTCAGATAAATTCTGTTCCATCTTCACTCAATAGTTTAATGGCTGAATATCAAGTTAGATATGATGTCAATGAAACCAATGCCCAAAAAATAGCTGCATTTATTGAGAGTAAGAATGGTAATCAATTATTTGAATTTAATATTGATAATAGCGGCATTTATAAATCTTTATCTGGGGTCTCAGATAATTATGGTATCAATCATATGAATAATCAGCACTATGAAGTTGCTGTTTCTTATTCTGTAGATGAAGCGCCAAATCTATTCAATTGGTCTGGGATGAATTTTGTTAATTTAGATTTTCAAGATTATGCTTACTCTACAAGCTATGAAAAATATGATGTTGTTTATACAGGCGTAAGCAGCAACAAGCTTAATAATTATTATTATTGCACAGAAGATCACACTTCCTCCGCCGCCAACTCTCCAACAGGAGCTAGTTCTGCGTGGTCCCAAAGCTTTTTCTTTAAGCCTGATATTGGTTTCCAGAACGATGTAAAGCTAAAGAATGAGGTTCTTGAATTTAAAAACTCATTTAAACAAAGAATCAAAACAAAAGATAACAACGCTTCATTCCCAGTTAATTATACTTTTACAGATATTAGCGATAAGCAGCTAAAATGTATGCTGCATTTTTTAGAGAATAAGGCTGGATACAGAAGGTTTAGACATGATATAGAATCTGTTTATAATAGACCAAAAGTTATGTATTGTCCAGAATGGGATCATACGTGGAAGTTTTATAATGCACATGATTTAAATGTGGCATTAGTAGAAGATGTTTTAGGTGTAATCCCAACAGGAAGTTGATATGGCTAGAGATATTTTAAAGAGTAATAATTCAATTGTGATCGCTGGTCAACGACCTGCGTTTACAACTGGTGACAGAATTGGTAGCGACATGAGTGGCGCTTATATGAGCGCAGTTCAGAGTGTATCTGTCGGTTTCTCACAGCAAAGACAGAAGTCCAAACAAATTGGTAGCAAAGATCTAGCTATTAATGACATAACTAGAATGCCTGATGTTGATCTTTCTATAAGTTATTATTATACTCCAGCAATGTTTAATGAGAATATGTTGGGGCTTATTGACGCTAACCCTTCTTATGATGGAACTGGCTTCTTTAAAGATTACACTAATGAAGATCAAAACTTTTATATAATAAATCATGAGGATCAGGGGTCTGATATTATTAATAATGGAAACTCTGAAGTAGGTAATTTAACAGAAGATTCAGAAGTTATTTCTATAGGCAATGCTTTTTTAACAAATTACTCTTTAGGATTTTCTGTAGGGTCTGTTCCAATTGTTTCTACATCCTACAAATGCTCAAACATTAAAATGGAAAATGGAGCTTTTGACGAATCTTTAAATCCAGCAATTAATTTACAGTCAGGAAACAACACTAACGTTGGTGTTGTCCAATTAGAGAATGCAAAAGTAAGTGGATTTGATTATTACAGCAGCCTTAATAGATTTAATCCGCCATTATGCTCACCTACAGATGTCAATGTGACATTGCAGAATTTGCAGATTGGCGGTGCGCCTATCAGTGGTGACGCTCACCTACAATCATTCTCGTTCAACATCCCAATCAATAGAGTGGATCTGTTTGGTTTAGGGAGCGACTATCCATATGGAAGGAAGATTCAATACCCAATTACCTCATCTGTTAACCTAGAGTTTTTAGTGTCTGGTTTTGCTACGGGGGAGATTGCATCTTTGATTACCAATGAGTCTGGATATGATTTTGATATCCAAGTCATGGATACAGGAGAGGAGTATCAAAATACATTTTCGTTTGAAGATGTTAAGTTGGAAAGTTCATCATACCAGATGGATGTTAATGGAAATATGACTTACTCTTTAGGATTTAGCTTTGAGATAACCAATTAAAATTATGGGCTTAAAAATTAAAAATAGTAAAAATATTGTTACTGATGGTTTAATTTTCCATTTGGACGCTTCAGATAAATTATCTTATTCTGGAAGTGGTTCGACATGGACCGATAGAATAAATAACAGTAATCAGACTTTTAGTGGCGCTGTTTTTCAGAGTAATAATGGTGGGGGTATAACTTTTGATGGCACTGATGATAAGTTGCCTGTTACTTTTCCTACTTTACCTTCAAATGGTGGGAGTATAGCTGTATGGATTAAGAAATTAGACAGCACGAATAACACCTTTATATTTAACAAGGTAGGTTCTAGCACCAATAGGTTCTATATAAGGATAGATGGGCAAAATATGTCAGCAGTGAGGGGTAACCCACTATCAAGCGCTTCATTTGGATCTTCAGAGCTAGGAGATTACAACTATTTAACAATGACATGGGACTCATCTGAACTTTATGCTTATAAAAATGCGGTTATGAATTCATCTAATGCATACACAAATCCAAACACTAACATTACAAGTGGACATTTCGGGACTGCTGGGTTCGGCAATTATGGGAACTTTACGCTAGCGTCTACTAAAATTTACAATAAAACCCTATCTGCTACAGAGATCCTTCAAAACTACAATGCTACCAAAGGTAGATTTGGTCTTTAATCATATTCGATCTTGACATTCTTACTTTCGTAAGTTTGCTTTTTCTCTGCTATGTGCCGCTGACCATTTCTCTTAGCAGCATAATCATCAAAGTATTTTTTCTTAATAGGATCTACTCCTCCAGATTTTTCTGCTCGTCTTGCGCTCATTTCTGATGAGTAGTCAAGCATATCACCCATAGTACCCTTCTTTGCTCCTGTGCTGTCCGTGAACTGCCTTTGGCTAAACGGATCAATGTTGGAGTCGATAGAGGCGTTAGGCGCGTAGAATACCCTCTTCCACTCAACACCAAAATCATCTATATAAATATGTTCTTCGTCCATAGATTGGAAAAGATCTTTATGTTCATCTGTTTCTGGGTGCTTATAAGTATATAAAGGCATAATTTATTATAAATAAAAACGGGGGCGTTTCCACCCCCGTTATTTTAATTGACTTTAATTTTGGTTGGTTTCGATCTTCCCTTTTTAGGTAGGTTTATAATCAGCAATCCATTATCCATTTCACAGGTAATAGATTCTGTTTCGACCTTTTTAAAAAGTTGAACAGAGAAAGTTTTC